AAAACGAACACGTAAAAATCCTGAAAGGCGCTTCATCACGCCAGTTTTGGTGTGCTGAGCTGCGCCATCGGGCAACTCAACCTCGACCGTAAAAACCTTGTGTCCACATTGCGGGCATTTCCGCTGACGCAGAATCGACTCCGCCGTATCCCGGCAAGTGCGATCCACGTCCATGCGCTTGTAATCACACCTGGCGCATCGCATTACGCCACTTCCTGTTTTTCACAATGCACCAAGCGTGCTGGTACGAAATTCCGTACACCTTGGCCAACTCCGCAATCGAAGTGCCGGAGGCATAAAGATGCCTCAAATCCAGCGCGTTTTGCGGCGTCAAAACCGCCGTCCCCGGAATCGAACCCTCCCGGAACGACGTCTTGGTTGGCGGCCTCTTCCTCACAGGTTGATGTTCGCCCACGTAATCAACTCCTTCCGGTTAAACGGTCCCACGGGCTCATCGTCCGGCAACTTTACGGTGTAAGTCGGCATCGCATGGGGCTGCTTATCAAGCCAGCCACCCCGGCGCTTTACCGCGTAAGTCACCAACTTGATGGTGCGAAATCGAGTCGGCATCACCCCCGATAAGCCTCCGTCGCAAGCGTGTTAATAAGCCGGTTCAAATACCACCGGCACTTTTCCGCATCTTCCAGCGGATCCTTCTTCAGCCACATCCGGCTGAGATACTTCAGGCACTGCCACTGGAGAGAACCAGTCACAGCATCTGGAGCGTGCTGAATCCAGTCCTCCAGAACCTCAATAACCTCAACCTTTCCAGCCGTGTAATGCTTGGGATGATGTACAGCATTCTGTACATCTATTTGAAATTCGTTCATCCTTTAGAAGCCTGTACGTGAGTGTCGCCGTGATAACGGCCTGTTTTTGAGTAATCCCTGCTAGGCAACATGGTCAGCGTATGGAAGACGATCTGCCCAATCCGCATCCCCGGCCACAAGGACACCGCGTGCATGGAGCGTGCATTTTGCAGCTCCAGCGTCAAACGCCCGGCGTATCCGGGATCGACGTACCCCGCAAGGAGATGCTCGATCCCTTCACGCGCTCGGCTGGATTTGAGCGCCAGTTGCCCAGCAACACAGTCAGGCAACCGGAACTCCTCCAACGTCTCCGCCAGCACGAACTCATGCGGCTGGAGCAAGAACGGTTCTTCCTGCGTGTGCCCAGCAATCGACCGATGAACTAACTGGCTCGTCAACGGAGACTCCACCAACAAGTTCTCGCCCAATCTCACATCGAGACTCGCTGGATTCACCAACTCCGCCTCAAACGGCGTCACCAAGCCCTGGCGCACCAAGGCATGAATGTCCACGTCAGAAAGAACCGCCACAGTCAGAGCACCACCTGAATGGGCTCTTGCTGGAGCGTCACGTGTTTCCACGTCTTGTTCCATTTGATGCAGTTGATCGTGGTGCTGTGGACGCCAAACTCCTTAGCGATCTTGGCGACCGACTTGCCACCAGCCTGCAGCTGGCGCTTAATCTCCAGCACCTTTTTCTCCGTCAACGCCGCCCTCGCCTTGCGGCGCGACACACGAGTCTTAGGTTGAGACTGGGTAGCGGTTGCACGCACAGCTTTAGCTGCTGGAGCAACCGCCGGTTTGGTCATGTCCAGCTCGACGTGCTGGCAAGCGTTGATCGCCACAAAGGCTTGCTCCAGTGCAGTGGTGATCTGCTGGAACTGGTGGTCAGAAAGAATGTGCATGTTCTCAGGTTGAACGGTGTGAAGTGTAGTACAAGAAGCCCTAGTGGAGGGCAGTACCGATGTAGAGGATGCCAATGGCCACTGCCGTGAAGACACAGACAGCCAACGTGAAAACGGTCATCGGTTCTTAAGGGCAATCTCAATGGCAGCCTGGAAATACCGGGCAATTTTCATGCGCCGATACTCCCCACTGGCATCCTCACTGTTCTTGTCCTCAATCTGCTGGTGCTTCTCCTGTGCTTCCTGGAGCGCGGCCAGGGTTTCCACATTAAGGATCTCCAGATCGCGCAGCGGCATATCCGCAACACCATCAAGATGAACCGTCTTCCCCAGCAAAAAAGAACGGTAGAAAGGCGTAATAGACGTGTCGTTCATGCGAAAAAGCGCGGGTCTTGTTGCCTAACGCGAGTGAGATCCGTGAGACGCAATTTGAGAATCTCGTGGATCGCTATCTCGGCGAGGCGGGTGGAACTGATCGTGTCGCTGGTGGCGAACACATAGATCAGGTGGCGATAAAGCTGAGTCAGAGTCTTGACCCTGACCCAGTGCGTATCGCCGGGGATTGGTTCTAGCCCAAAATCCCAGTCGTCGTAATCGGGCTGGTTCCGAAGCTCACGAGCTTCAGTCGTCCCAATCAGACGTGTCGAGTGGAGCCCAATCGTCGATTCGCTCGGATAGGAGTTTGCGGAGTCCTTCATCGCTGGCAGGAATCAGATCCTCTTCGTGAAGGTCGAAGGAGCCTCTGCACAAGGCAGGCCCCCACTCTGCTGGGTAGAGGTTGCTTTGCGGAATGACCACAACCATGCCGTCAACAACGGCATCAACAACAATGCGGGTGCCGCCATCCTCAAACCACAAATCCTCAATGTCGAGTACCTGGCTCATTCGACCTCCAGTGCAGTTTGGCGGGCTTCGATGCCATCCATCCACTGGTCCCAGCTCATCTTCAAAAACTGTTCCAGGTCCTGCAACTGCCGGAGCTGGAGCATGTCGTAGGTCGGGTCTACACCGAGACGCTCGCTATCGACGATTTTTTCTTGGAGCTGAATCGCAGACCAGTGGACGGCGAAGTACCACGGGCTGAGCTTGTTGTTTTCGACTTGTGTGTGGGTGAAAAATTCCATCTGTCATAGAGAAAAGGGCAGCCCGCTGGAGCGGGCATACCAGTAGCGTTACACATCACAGAGAATCCGTCAAGCCCTACGTCGGCACCCCCAGATCCTCCGGCTGGTACTGGGTGAGAACGCAGACGTCAGCTCCCTGCTTGAGCGCCGTCCCAACGATGTAGTGGAACTGCGCTTGGGCATCGGGACACTCTTCGATCTGGTACTCCTCGACCTCGTAGGTCAGCCCCTTGCGGAACCAGGCGATGCGGACCACCGCCAGCAGCTCGAAGGGAATGTCACCCACGGTGTAACCCAACGTGGGCTTGCGAGGACGCTTTGGGGGAGCGGGTTCGGACTTAGCCACGGGTTCTCTCCAGATCAGCCAGGCGGCAGCCCGCACTAGCCCTAGGAAAAAGTTAGGTGGACGGTGCATGAGCTGCTCTCCGGTAGCTACACGGCCTTGTACATGCCTCAACAAGCTCAGCCTCAGTCGGCTCAGCAATACCTGTACCGACAGATTTAGTGGGAGTTACTAACTTCCAGTCGCTAACTTTTTTCACCCAGGTAATAAACCTGTCGTCCTCGGTTTGTGGATAAAAAGACCGAGAACCATCCTTAGTGTAGTAGATCACGACAAACGCTCCCAAGCGGCCTTCTCAAGCGCGTCCAACTCCTCGCTGGTGCGTTCGTCCCCTTGGGGGGTTACAGAAAATGTGTCCCCCCTTCCAAAACCCGCATGAGAACAGGTGGTCTCAGGGGGACACGTGTTTTGGTGTCCCCCTAAATCCGCGCCAGTCTCACGGGACTCACCCACAGCCTCCTCGACCCCAGCTCCAGCACCCGAAATTAGGGGGGACACGTGTTTGGGGTGTCCCCCTAATTTTTCCAGTCCAGCACTGGATTCTTCTATGGGGGGACACACATTCCCACACATATCACGCGAGAGCAAAGCGAAGTACCTCTTGACGCTGGAGCCTGATCTTTTACCGCTCGGCTCTTCTGTACTACACACCAGCCCACGAGCCTCCAGACGCTGGAGCGCCTTCTTGATCCCGTTGACGCTCCCTCCACAGATCGGATCCGCATTCAGCTCGGTCCGCGTACGCCCCTCGTCGTTCTTGGCCGCCGACCTCAGGCGCTGGAGCACCCGATCCACAATCGACGCCGGCGTGGCACTCTCCGTGCCCACCTCCACGAAGTCCTTCAACTCGAACGTCAGGTCGTCGCGCATCTTCAACAGCAGGCGACTCCCCCCACGCCCCGCACGGCTCTTCTCCACCGTGATGAGGCGACTGGAGAACCCCACACGCTCCATC